AAAATAAAATATTGGTAGCTAAGTACGGCTCAGATAAAACTCCGTTGCGACAGGGCAATTTAGAAATACCATGCTATGTGCTCGACAATGGAATGAGAGTATTTTCCGGTAGAGGAATACAAAAGGCAATAGGTTATGATAGCAAAAGCGGTCAGTGGATGAATAGTTTCTGTAAAATGGATGGTGTTTCAAGCTATCTTTGTGCCGGTGATAACAGTATATCAGAGCGGCTTTCTAAACCTATAAAATTCAAAAGGAATAATGCAGGTGGCTCACAATCAACGGCTAACGGATATGAAGTTACTCTTTTGGTCGATATTTGTTCGGCTATAATAGACGCAAATCGTGCCGGTGTTATTTCCTCGTTTTCTTCCATTCTTCCAATATTTCGGGATGTGATTTACGGATGAATGCGATGAACTTATATGCGGCTTCAAAGCCAATATGGAAATCTAAATCGTTTTTGATAATCTTGTTTTGGTGCTCGCAGTCCAAATTGAGGTATATGTTATCAAACTGACGGTTGTAGTTGTCAATCAGTCGTTGCATATTTGATACAAGTACCAATGAATCGTATAATGAATCGTTTGCCATAACTTAAAGTATTTATGCAAATATAGTGATAATAAACTGAAAGACAAAATAATATCATTGTAAATGATATTTATGTTATATAACATATTTGCTTTGTTGATATAAAATATGGTTAATTTATATTTAGTTGCTAATTTTGCATCGTTTTAAAAAAAATATATAACAATGAAAAAGGTTTTATTTTTAATCTGCTCATGCTTTCTGCTATCCTCATGTATGAGCATATTTTCAAGCTCCAAACAATCTATAACTTTCACAGGAGAGGATGGAACGAAGTTGTATGATGGCACCAATAATGTAAAACTTGCAGAAATAAAGGATGAGGTTCTACGACCATTAAGATTAAAAAGAAATTGTCAGACAAGACAATAGTTGCAAAAAAGGAAGGTTTTAAAGACACTCCATTTGTGGTAGAGTCTTCATTTAATACCAAATCCTTGTGGAATATACTGTTTTGGCCTGGATTTTTAATTGACCTTGGAACTGGAAAGATTAATAAATACGACCCCGTTATTTATAATATAGAGATGGAGAGCAAAGGAAATTAATTTCAATAACATAAAAAAAACAAAGTAAAATGAAGAAAGTATTATTTTTATTGGCTATGCTGCCAATGTTGGTGTTTACCGCTTGTTCGGATGATGATGAAGAAAGTTTCAACTATCCTATGGAAGAATTGTACGGTACGTGGGAAGGTACTGAAATTGACATGGACGGTACAATTATAGATTTGACGGACTGGGTGTATTCAAAGTACCGTTTTTCTGCAACCTTTAATCAGGACGGTACTTATAGCGGAAGTGGGTATTTTGGCAATGGAAGCGGAAAGTATAAAGCTACTGGCGATATGATTTACACCTACATTGACGGAAAGGAATATATGCGTTATCAGGTTGTTTCAATGAAAGGCAATAAAGCCACTCTAATTATGATGATGGAAGGCAGCGATGAAACCCTGAAAGTAAGCGTGAAGAAGAAATAAAGTATATTCGTTTAATGAGAGAGCCACGGTAAACCCTATCGTGGCTCTTTTATTGTTTTGAATTAACCATACACTTTAGAATAACTCGGAATGGCTTCCTATCCTGACTACCTCTATCACCTCATTTTCCGCATCTATCCATATCAGGAGGAAATCATTTTTGATGTGACACTCCATGCAATCCTTATAATTCCCTATGAGCGTGTGCGCTTTGTATTCTTTGGGAAGCGGGATACTGTTTGCTAATTTTTCCAATACATCATATAAGGCTTTCATTAACTGGAAGTCGTTCCGGTATTTTTTCAAATCCTTTTTTGCCTTTGTACTGTAACGGATTGTTTTCATTCTATTTCGTTAATGGATTTCATAAATGAACCAAAGTCGGTGGTGTCTATTGTCCCTGCAAATTCCCCGGAACGCGCTTCCTCTATGGCTGCGACCGTTTCTTTATTCGGTTCTGAATACATTGCATCCATTAAGGTGCTTTCTACAAAGTTATTCAGGCTTCTGTTCGCCTTTTTAGCTTGCTCCTGCAAAATCTGCAACAAATCTTCACGCAAACGGAATGAGGTTTGTTTTCTTATTACTGATTCCATACTACTATTGTATTATATTGTGATGCAAATATAGTACATTGTATCGCAAATACAAAATTTTATTTGATTTTTCTTTGCCATATCAAAAATTATGCTTTTCTTTGCAACGCTAAACAATTTACAGGAGCGGCAAACTCCTGTGACTTCAATCATTGGAGTTATTTTTTTGCCAATACATATTAAGTAGTATCATAAATTAAGATATTGCGCATACCGAGTGGTGTAACAGAAATGTCACCAAAATAAATCCTGTGGATTGTTTAGCAGCTCGTAGTATGCGCATTTTTTTTTGTTATGCTAAACAATCCGATTAAAGTCCTAAGCGAAACAGAGTTGCTTGGGCACAAGTTCACGGTTTACGGAACTGCCGAAAATCCGTTATTCCTTGCCAAAGAAGTGGCAGAGTGCATTGATTATGCAAAAACATCGCAAGGCTACTATGATGTATCAAGAATGGTAGGCACTGTGGATGAGGAAGAAAAGTATCTACGAACAATTTTCGTAGATGGTAGAAATTACGAAATGTGGTTCTTAACCGAAGATGGTTTATACGAAGTCCTCATGCAGAGCCGCAAGCCAATCGCCAAAGCGTTCAAGAAAGGTGTTAAGGAAATCCTAAAGACCATCCGCAAGACTGGCGGCTACATTGCCACTACCGAAGAAGAATCTCCTGAAGAAATCATGGCGAAAGCACTACTTGTTGCACAGGCTACAATCAAGCGTAAAGAAGAGCGCATGAAGCAGTTGGAAGCGGAGACAGAGCAGCAGAGAGAAACTATCGAACTCCAAGACACGGAAATCAAAAAAGCTGCACCGAAAGTCAACTACTACGACAACCACTTACAGAGTGTGAACACGCAGACCACCACGCAAGTTGCCAAACAAATCGGCATGGAAGCACCCAAACTCAACAAGAAACTAAAAGAACTCGGTATTCTGTATAAACAATCTTGTCAATGGTTGTTGCACTCTCCTTATTCATCGTGGGGTATGCATTCCACTCGCACACAGACCTTCACACGTTCGGACGGTTCGACAGGTACAAGTGTATATACGGTATGGACTACCAAAGGTGTGCGGTTCATCATTGCTCTATATGAAAATGATTGGGACGTGAAGAAAGCCATCAAGCAGATAAAAGGAGAATTAGAGCCTGCTGCGTAATCTAAAGTTAACTATTCATTTATAAACCAATTACTTATGTTATCCGCATTTATGCGGACAGCAAGAGGTATGCTTAAAAATCAAGAAAGTATGAGAATAAAGTCGGTAAAAGTCGGGAAGCTTAAAGTTATAGATAATCATACATTATTCATACCGGATGGGGAAAGTTCAATTTTGAGGTTTGATAACAAATTTATAATAACCGTAACAACACAAATAAGTGGATGTAACAGAGTTGAGAAGGATTTAGTTGGAAGTCACATGTCATTTCACTTGATGGTTCGTGATAGATGTATATTCGAGTTTCATATTTCTGTATGTAATTCGGACGTGCAGGAAGTAGTTATCTTCTTTGAAGCGACAAGAACATCAGGAAATATCACGAGGGTGGATTATAACATATTGGCTAAATAACGCATCAGAACAAATACTAACAATCAGAACATACATAAATCATTCAATCATGGAAACAAACAATATGAAAATTGTAAAAATAGAAATTAGCAAAGATGCTCTTGATACCATCAAAGAGATTCAAAGCAAGGACGGTTACAACGTCAGAGAAAGACAGAGCTGCATGATGGAGGCAATATCAGACCTTATATTATCTCTCAATACAGACGATGTAGGCAAAAGCAGATTTTGCTACATACTTACACACCTGTCGGATTATGAGAAACTGCTAAGGGAATTGAACAGGGTACACATAATAGGCAAATAAATATGAGTAGAGAACATTTTAATGTTGGTGATTATGTACAAATTAATGACGGATTAATCGGGAGAATAATAGACTATAATTATGATTCCTATTTCTGTGATTATAGGTATAAGGTATCTTGTTCACCAGTTAGTTATTTGGGTCGCCACATTAGACGATTATCCATAGGTGAAGTAATGAGATACAAACGTAAGCATATTAAGTTTAATTTTAATTTATAACAAAATGAAAAGAATAACCGCCTACTTAAAAGGCAAAATGGAAGACATTAAGTGTATGTCACGTGAAAAAAGAGTTAATTCAGCATTGGAAGTGGCAAGATTAAACTTTGAGGAACAAATTGCCGATGCGGATGTGAAGATTGATAAGTTGATGGGTGAAATCGGCGAATCCGATAACATACAATCTATCATCCAAGAAATATCCTACTGCATGGACGACAAGGAAGAAGCAGAACGCGGAATTAAGCGGCTGGAAGAAATCAAGGCGTTTATGGATGAAGAAATTCAAGAGAGCTAATATTATGGACTAATTGCCACATATTAGCATAAGAGCGCGTTGAGGTTTAGACCAACGTTTCAAATGAAGAGGCACTCTACTTATCGCAAGCGGAGTGCCCCTTTTGTATAGATTGGTTCAGAAGCTACTGCATTACAACGCGCAAGGCTGGTCCCTTGGAATTTGGACTTGGTGCAAACACACGGTCTATCCTGTCCGAAAGGATTTCCAAATACCTCGTCTGCGCCCTCAACTCAACAATCATGGGGTTAGATTCGCCCGATTGGGATTCTAAGCTGTAGCGGGCTTCTAATAGCACTCTGATTGCGGCTATGTCAGTTGTCTGTTGATTGACAAAGAACCTAATAGAATTAAGTAATGCTTCAAGAGCTTCTGCTGTGGTTTCTGATACACCTTGTATTCCTTGTTGAAGTGCCGACAATTCAGATTTCTGCCCTACACTTGTGCCTTTGTATCCTAATGTTTCCATAAGCGCAAGCAAATCTTCATTTAATCCTTTCAATGCGCTTTCTCCAAGAGCCTGGATGTTTGCAAGCTCTTCTTTAGTGAGGTTAATCCCTCCTACGCTCCCCTCTGTAACGGATTCATCTATTTTCTCAAACAGCTCCTTCAAACGCCCTTGCGCAAGTCTCATTGTAGCTTGTTTGACGATAAGATTTTCAATAAAACTATCAAAGTTTTCATTAAGGGCTTTTAGTCCATCTTCTGTTTCATTGAAAGCATCCATCCATGCTTGAACAAATGAAGAGGCGGCATCCTTATATTCTGACTCCCCACCTATACCTCCTAATTCTAATTTCTGTTGGTCTAAAATTTCTTGTCTTGTCTTTTTCAGTTCATTTATAGCATCATTCCATTCATCAATACGTCCTCTATCAGAATCTTTCTTTGCCTCTTCTGAATTAATCATATTTTCATATGATTCAATCTGTTGGTCTAAATTGGCTATTGTATCTTTGGTTTGTGTACGAAGATCATCTGCACTCCAAGCGGCTTCCATCTTCTCCTTTAACTCATCGTATGCCCTACCAAGTGATTCTATATTCTTTATTTGCCGTTGGATTTCACGTTCTTTCTTCTTGTTCTTATTGCCAATGCCGAATATGCTACCGATGGTATTGCCTATTCCGGCAATAGTTTTCATTCCACCTGTAACCATACCCAAAACATTACCTGTAGCATAAGATGATGCAAATTCTCCTGCACCACTGAAAGCTTGAGACATTCCATTTAATGATTCAGAAATTTCTTCTGGCACATCAACACCGAAAGATGCAAGCATAGAAGAAACTTCTCCAAAAGCAGAATTGAATTTATCTATTTTTTCTGCATTTTTTTCAAATGCTGCACCGAGGTCTGCTATAGCTTTTTGCTTATCTTCTGGTTTTGCATTTTTCAAGTCTTTAAAAGCTTCAACAATTCCCTTGATAGGGTTTCTGTCTAGTTTTTCACCTTTCAGCTTCTCAAGCTGTTCAATTATTGTTTTCAACTGTTCTGGCGGCAAACTTTTGAGAGACCTTCTAAATTTCTCTAATTTCTCGAGAATACTATCAATAGCTGCCGTTGAAGAATAGTCAAGATTTTCAAATAGCTTGATGTATTCGTCTGTATTTTGAAACGCCTTCCAAGTATTTTCATCTGTCTTCTTATCGTACTTTTTTTTAAGGTTGGATTCAGCTTGCGCTCTCTGCTCATCTGTAAGGGTTGCTTTTGCTATATTTGCCTTTTCTTCGTAATACCACTTATCAAGCTGTAATTGTTCTGAAAGTTGTGTTTTATAATCCTTGAGAATTCTAATAGTAAGGTCTGTGCTTTCCTTATCACGCTGTTGGCCCAGCTTTTTAAGTGCTTCATCGTAACCCTTTTGGTCTGCCTTACTTAACTGTCCATTTTTATCACGTTTGGCTTCATATTCATCACGTATCCCTTTTTCTACATCATCCAACGTCTTTGCAAGTCCGGGAAACAACTGTTGTACCTCCGCTTCGGAAAGTCCTGCATTTTTCAGTTTCTTGTGCAAGTCCAAGCCATTGAAAAGGTCTTCAATGTTCTTTTTTGTAGTTTCAAGCTGATTCTTTAAATCTTCTTGCTGAATCTCTATTTTCAGCTCTGCAATAATCTTTTTAAGTTCAGTGATTTTCTTGCTGTCTGTTACATCTTTAAGGAGTTCTTCATACGCCTTAATCATACCTTCTTTGGTGGGCAGAATATTCATTTTATCCATACCTGTAAATTCCAAAGCTGGTTTGAAAGCGGATAGAGTTTGCTCGATAGCGGCATTCTCTCCCATAAGCTGATTCAGTTTCTCATAGCGTGACTGCATTTCTTTTAGGACAGAGATACGCTCTGCCCAAATGTCACGTTCGGCTTTTGAATCTTTATTTTCAAATGGGTTAACGCCAAGAGCGTTGGATAAATCAACTTGCGTTTTCTTGTATTCAGATATAGTTTCAAGTATGAGTTTAACGTCAACCATATCTCCGCTCTTAATATTAAGAACAGGATTTTGCGAATTAAGGAAATTTGCTATTTTTGAATCAGCTTCTATTTGTTTTACGTTCTTTCCAATAGCAGCTATACGTTTTTCAACCTCTTCCCATGATTTTGCCGCCTTTGACGCTTCATTGCCTTTTTTTATAAAATCCTCAAATGGCACTTTCGCATCTATCGGCTGTGTCATGTTAAGATTGATTTTATACGTTTTCTTTTCAAAAAACGTCTTAAGGTAGCTATCCAACCAACTTGTTTCTTTCTCGACTGAATCTTGGTTAATGCTGATATTGATTCCGAAATGCTTGTATGCCAAATCTTTCGTGACAGCATCTAATTCCGATTTATCTATCCGGATTTTAAGTCTTTTCTTTTCCGCTTCTGTCTTGTATTTATCAACAGAACCATAAACAGACTCTAATTCAGAAATCATTTCTTTCTCATTCTCTATGTATTTTTTAGACAATGCGAAAAGTTCTGTAAGGCTGTTTCGTGCTTTCATGACTTCTTGGGTGTACATACCATTACCAAGCCTCATACTATTGAATGCGTTACTTAGATAAGGCCACATTCCTGCAACTTCATCTTTCATCCTTTTAGTATAAGTAAGCAAATCCTCTCCCTTTTTGGGTCCTTTTGATAGTTCTTCAAGTGCTTTCCTGTGTTCAGCTGAAAGATTATTCTCTTCGGTTGCAAGTTGCATCATTATTGCTTTCAACTCTTCACCTTGAAGTATAAACTCGCCAATAGAAGATGTGTATTGTTCGCTATCTTCATCTATATCATCTACAATCCATTTGGATTTATTTTTGGCGTATTTGGCTTCCATTATCCGCTGCTCATTAAGAAAAGCCTCATATTCTAAAAGATAATTTTTGAATGTTTCTTTGGCCTCTTCTTCTGAAAGATTAACTCCAACTTTAATGTCAAAGCCTTCGTTGTTCATTTCTTGAACGAGCTTGTCAAGAGATTTTTTTATATCTGATTCTGATTCGTCAGTTATTGTCGATATGCGTATTTTAGCCTCGAAATATTTGTTCGTGCTTTCTGCTATTGCCTTATTGTACTCTTTTATAGTGCTTATAAATTCTGTGACAATACCAATAGCTGCTGTTATTGCGACCAATGGCAATGAAGCCTTAAATGTTACCCCGAATGCCTTCATTGCATTGCCTGCTTTACCAAGACCTACTGAAAATAACCCAATCGTTCCATTTGCCACTCCTATTTTTTTAGCCCATACGGTGATGCCCATGGATGCGATTACCGGGGCAAACGCTTTCGCTATATTGACTACTGTTTCCCAATTATCAATCAATACTTTTACGGTATCAATCGCGCCTTTCAGGGTATCTTCGTTTGCCTTTCCGATGGAGTTAAGCATCACATCAATACTGTCCTTCAAGTTGGAAATTTTACCTTGTAAAGTTTCAGCTTGGATTTCTTGCATATTGTAGAAAATACCCTCTTTGGAAGTCAAGTTTTCAAACACTTGTTCAACATCCTCAAATGTAACCTTACGTTTGGAAATCATATCTACAATCTGTGCCGTGGTATAATCTGCTTGGTCTCTTGTTTTGAACAACTTTTGAAGCTCCCCATACATATTGATACCTGCTTCCGTAAACTGACGAACTTCTGTACCACGCAAATATGCTGCCGCTTTGACCTGCCCATAAGCAAGGATAAGTCTGCCCATATCCACACCTAAACCAGCAGATACATCGGCAAGTCGTTTTGTCGTATCATATAACTTGTCGCTCTCAATACGGTATGCTGCAAGCTGTTTTGTGAATGTAACCAATTCCTTAATTTGAAATGGCGACTTTACGGCAAGTTGGACAGTCTTGTTGAAAATTTGGTCTGCCTGTGATTTATTTTGTAAGATTGCTTGTAACGAACGCTGCTGCAATTCAAATTCACCGCGCACTTTTGCCAACTTGCTGATATACCCTTCAATCTGTGACACGGAGAACAACAAAGCAAGCTGACGGCTTAATTGCCCGGCTGTATCCATCAGGTTGCGATGGCGTGTGGCAAGCTGCTGTGATTTGACTCCTGCTTCCGTCAATGCTTGGTTGTGTTTTGCGATGGCTTGGTTTATCTGTTCAAGTGTGCTTTTATAGTTGGCATCGGTAGTATTCAAAGATAAACGAGCTTTTTTTAGGTACTCTATTGCCGTGATTTGCCGTTGAAGTGTATTTGCTGTTTTAGAAAAGTCAAGCGCACCCTGTGCGGTTGTATTCTGTTTGTAGTTTTGTGCTTTTGCCAAATCTGCCGAAGCCTTATAAGCACGTCTGTCAGCAGCTATTCTTCTTTCCGTCTCTTTTTCTTTAGATTGGGCACGTTGCTCGTCCGTCTTTCGTTGCTCGTCAAGCTCCATCTTCATGTAGCGCATGGCTTCTACCGCAGCCTTTTGTTGCGGCTTTGACAAGTCCATGTTCTCAACGTATTTTTTCAAATCCGAATATCCCTGCTTCAATCCGGATATATTAAAGTTAGCAAATGAACCTTCTCCGATTTTATTGTTTCCTATTCTGTTTAGCAAATCTGCCGCACGTGAAAGGCTTTCGTTCAGAGAGGTAGTCTTTCTTGTAGTCTCTTCCGCACCTTTCCCTGCTCCTTCAAATGGATTACCTTTTATAGCATCTATCTTTTTGGCTAACGAAGTAATCACACTTTCCAATTTACTCGTATCCATTACCACACTGCCAAACCCGTTTTTCAATGCATCTGCTGCTGTATGGGCGTGCTTCTCTATCATCTCCAGCTTCTCATCGAAACTATCCAACTTCTTTAATACATCAGGGGCTATGTTGAGGAAAGCTCCTGCTTCGTTATTTGCCATATCGTTATCCTTTTTTATTAATTATGGGCATACCCAAATCATTCAAGTTCTTCAAATCGTCAACACTTCCTATTTTGCTGACCTTCTTTTTTTTCTTGTCCTTGTTCCCGTATTCTACATGGGAAAAATCAAACGAGCTTAACCGGACCTATCCAACCGTCATTCCCCATAAATATTCGTCACGAGAGCACCAAGTGTTGGAGCGCAGAAAATCAATCATCTGCCCCCACTCTGTACGGGATATTATCAGTTTTGTTCCGTTTTCTTCGTCTTCCTCGTCAAGGTCATTTCCCTCACGGTCTGAATCACATTGGTACTCTCGAAAAAAAAATCCGTGCTTATGAGGTTAAGGATTTCACCAAGCAATAATGCCCAGTCCTTTATGTCGTAATCTCTCCACATCAAAAGGTCAAAGACCTTGTGGTAGTCATCTGATAGTTCTTTTTTCTCATAATCAGAGAATATCCTGTCCCTGTCATTGAGAAGTGCAAGCGTTATCACGTGTGCAACTGCCGGTAGATTTACTGAGAACTCTTTGATAACATCTCCCATACTTAACTTCTCTCCCTTCACAATCTGACACGCTTGTTCGGCTATAAGCCATTGAACACCGGGCTTCAATCCTTTAATACGCCACTCCGTACCGTGAAGTTTTACAATGCTTGGGCTGTCATTCATTATCCTTGCCAAACGTTCCATTGACTCATCAGATATAGGAGTACAAGCCGTTACAACATTTGTCTTTAGTCCTGTATCTTTTTTCTTTGCTCTATATACTGCCATGATTATAAACATGAAGGGCGGCGGCATATAAGCCTACCGCCCGTAAACACTCTAGTTATCTATTATGAACAAGTTTTATTTGGGTAAAGTATAAGCTGAATCTACATAAAACGGTGTTCTGATAGTTCTATCTCCATCGGCGATATTTGCATCATACGCTGTTCCTGCAAGGTTGATACGACCCACATTAGAGTTCAAAGATTCAAGCATTATTTTTGAGTTAAGTTGGACTTTTGGAACCACAAATGCAGTCATCGTTTCTCCTTCCTCAAACACTACGTCAATCTTTGCATACAACTTCTTGTATTGAGCCGGAGCAAAGTATTTAGTAGAGACAGTAGTTCCTACCGTAAATCCCATGAGAGCGACCAATAGGTCTTTTTGTGTATCTGCAACCTCAGCTGTAAACTGGTATTTGCCAAGCTTCACGATGGAAAGAATGGGGCTGTCGGAAGTTTCGCACTCGATGTCGTTTACATCGTTATCGTCTTGAGCGATTGAAGTGGTATCCTCAACTACATCTTCAAGGATATAAGAGTCACCCATTGGCACATCGTCTTGTTCAGAGCCAGTGAACAGAGTTGCCACAATGTAAGAAGGCTTGATGTTTTTTTTGGCTGTTGCGCCAGTCTTGTTTACTGCCATAATTAAAAAATGTTATCCTGTTAATAATCTGTTTACCTTATTGTCACTTCTATATTTATCACGTTGTAGTAGTAGTTCCTATTTTGGTCATAATCTGCATCACGGAAATTTACATCAATCACATAATGGGGGTCTTTGCATGATTCAATAGCCTTGTCAAGCGCAAGTTCCATTTTGTACAGCTCCTTCACGGGTTTCGTGCCGTGACTGTCAACTGATTTTGCGTACAAGAACACGTTGGCAGAACCTTTGGCATAAGCTCCGTAATCTCTCATGGAAAGAACGTCAACAAGCACCATTTCTTTCCAACTGCTGTCAACGGTAGCAGGCATATTCCCGATAAACAGGTTATCGGATATAGCCGCTTTTGTCAGCAGCATGGAAAAGAAGTTCTCCACTTTCGATGTTGTCTTATATTTGCTATCCATAATCAATAACTACCGTGACTTATTATCCCAAAATTTGCGTTCTTAAACTTTGAAGCAAGTCTTTTAACGTCATCCCTTGCCGTTGCTATCACCTCATACTTGTACTTGTCTTCGACTATTTCACCGTATGGCATTGCCACAGCTACTACCAAGTCTATACCGTCATGCGGTTTATACTTGTTTCGCAGAAAATCTGTAATCGCTTCACGACCTTTAATCGTTTCACCATACCATTTCTTACCTTTCGTAGCTTGAATAGCCGGGAAACCGCTTGCAACCAACTTTCGGTTTACATATACTCCCCATCCGTAACTGTCATGCAGGTTGTGAGAACGGTGCGTATATCCTTTGTTCTGCAACTGGCTATCCACAATTTTCTGTCCTTCACCGGAAAGTAATCTGACAAGTTCTGATATGCGGTCTTTCTTCGCCATAGCCTACACCTCGCTCATCTTAATGTCAACGTGGCAACCTCCCAACTGGCTGTATTCAAGTCCCACGACACGACCGTTAATAGGTATAGCATAATCCTCGCATTTGAAGTTGGTGTTGAACCTTATCGGAAGTTGAGCACCTATTTCGCAAGGGAAGAACACCTTGTAATCAGCCATGATAGTACCAGAATTAATCAGCTTTGCAGCCTGCTGTATGTCACATTCAGTTTCAAGAAGGATGGTCTCTCCCGTAGTGGGGACTTCGGGAGAACTATCCGTCTTTTCATCCCCGAGCAAGTCACCGTCACCGAGAAGGTTTCCGTCACCGAGAAGGTTTCCGTCTTCCGGCTTATTCGTTATCACGGTGTAGAATGTGCCATGAAACGGGTATTCTGCTATTGCTTTTCTTTTGAGACGCATAAACTATACATCTAATGAATTTTCATTGACCCAACTCATACTACCCGAATCCATGCTTTTCAACGCTTCTTCTTCACCATACTTTTTGTACAGTGCTTTCAGACGGTCTTTCAAGTTTTGGATTATGGCAGCCGTTACCGTCTCACTACCTATGTCCTGTCTGTAACTGCCATGTTGGAGTGATGATGAAGCCACAGACCACGGACCGCTAATGACAAGTTCGTACAGTGCGATAAGGCAATGGTCTTTAGTGCATTCATCTATTTCAGAACGGTCTGAAATAAACATCAAACCGTTTTCGTATGCGATATTTTCAAGCGCATCATCTTCAAAGACAAATCTCGTAAGCCCATTGAGGTATGCTATCGGGTCAAATGATTTTTCCATAACTACTACGCAATGTATTGTACATTTAATCGTCTGCCTGACTTGTGTCTACAATTACGTGATTACGGAATGTTTTCAGTGCAGGACAAGCTGACATCATTACATCAGTATGCCATTCCTTATACAGCCCGTTGTTTGTTGTTGTATTCACAATCGTGCAGAGACCATCGTTAGCCTGAGCAAAAATCTTGGTTATTACGCTTGAACCATACTTATCAAACATCTGTTTGTCTAGGTTATTGGTGTATTCAAACTCACAAGCATATCCGGCAGGGCGGAGAACAGCAATCTTATCGTCCCAACCTTGTACGAATGTGTCTCCGGTATTGGTAAGATTACGCTCACGTTCTTCAACAATTTCAATTGGAGATACACCGGGATAATCACGGAAAGCAGCTAAGAACAACTCTCGTGTAGTAGGCGCAGTAGCGGTTGTTGCGATGTAAGCTAAAGGATTTTTCTTGAAACTTTCAATCAATTCCTTAACTTCGGCATTTTGCAGCATTACTTCGTAAAACATCTTGCGTGTAACCTGCCATACCATTGCACCTTCATACCCCCATTCTTCACGATATTTTTTCTCCTTTTCCGCCATTTGACTGAGAATCTTACATTTTTCGTCTGTCCAAACTACTGTGCCAGCTTTAGTAAAGTTCTCTGTTGGTATATCAGCCTTATGCAACGGAGCTTGAACGCCACGTGCGATATTTCGGTAGTCAATATGACCTTTAGACATTAACTGTGCAGTCATGAAGTTCATGGTTGCGTCCGCACTATCAAGTTGGGACTGTAATGTATGTACCCAAGCGGCTACCAAATCGGCATCGTTTCCAAACAACTCAAACTGTTGTTCTTTTGCTTCACGTTCCATAGCTGTTTCAACGAAACCGGGAGCGATAAAATCAGGGATAGATGCGGTGTACCAGTGCAGACCGTCCTTATCCATTTGATTACTGTCACCAAGAGGTGCACGCAAATCCATCAAAGGAGCGGCTTTCAAGTCACGTCCTTTCACAGAAAAAGTAGCGATGCCATTAGGAGCGGTAGGTGTGGGAGCACCAGCTTTTACACCTTGAGTCTTGTACCAACCATAATTAGTGTATAGCAGACCTTCTGTATTGACAAAGGATTGCAAGAAACGTTGATTGGTCTTGTCTGAAAAGAATCTTGCATATCTGCTGTTATTAAAATCAAATTTAGGCATAGTTTCGTCAATTTTAAATGTTAAACCAACCCTTAACCTTGCTCTTGTTCAAAGCTTTTAATGCAGCCGAAAGAGGTTGCATACGGTCTTCGTAGAGGAATACATCTCCTAATGCCAATGCAGGAGTGATAAGATATCTTGCACCATCGAAATCATCTTCGGATGCAGCCGGGTCAAAAACAAAATCAAAGTCGCAGGGAAGGTATGAGTTAGGATTAGTAACCATAGCTTCTTTACCAGACCCTGCTTCTTTCGCTTCAACAAGAACAGATGAAGTTGTTAATGCTCCGAGGGTTGCGCTCAATGTAACTTTCCAAACATCGCCAGCCGTTCCGTCAGTCGTTTTTTCAACGGCTGTGACTGTTACTGCTGTTCCTTTCCCTACCAATGTGGTAGGAGCAACCATGAGAACGTCCCCTACAAACGGAATGAGGGAATACCCGTCTCTTTTCAAGTAAATAACCGTATCAGATGATTCTGATGTAGCTTTTGCAACTGCATACGATTTTAGGATGCGTATTTCGCTTCCATTAGAACCATTACTGGGAATATATTCAGCGAGCGTTCCAGCAAAAGCTCTTGCATTACCTTTGAATGGGTTTTTAACAATTCCACCACTGGTAGGAAATACAAGTGCGTCTTTCCCGCTCATCTGTAGCTTCACGAAGACATAGCGATGACCACCAATGCTTCCGCGAGCCTGAACCAATGCTCTACCGGGAAGGTAGCCACTGTTCAATAGGATTTGCTGATAGAAATCTGACATTTTCTTTTTGGTTTAAATGATTATTATTTTTCTTCTCTGTGCGACTGCTTCTTTACGACAGCAACCACATCGGCAAAGTCATCGGTCTTTCCCTTACCGCCTCCCGTGCCGCCTGGAGTGATGTCGGGTGGAGTGTTAGCATTAAACTTATTGTAGCTCTTGACCAGTCTTTCTGTGAGAGCATCAACATCTGTTTCAGAATCAATGTGAATCAATTCGAGCTGGTCGTTAATCCAATCCTCGTTCTTGACTTCTTTCCCTTTTAAGGCTGATTTGAGTTGATTGCGTTTTTCGGAGATAGTTTTGGCTCTTTTCTCTTCCTCACGTTCTGATTTCAAGTCTTGGAGTTCTTTGAGCAACTTATCCAGTTTGCTTTCGTCTCCTTTGTTATCCTTGCCATCATCCTTATCTCCCTTATCATCCTTTGCGGGGTGATTCTCCTTCCACTCCTTGATGAAATTGGAATTGTCTCTACGAATGTTTCCGTCGTCACTTTCAAAGTCTGAAATCCATTCTTCTACTACGTCTGCCAACTCCAAATCATCAGCGTCACTCTGTTTTTGCAATCGAGCGTAGATGCGTTCTACCTTGTTGTCGATTGATTGTTTTGACAATGCCAGGTTCTTCTTGCCATTGTTCGATAGTTTTGCTTTCAGTTCTTCTGAAAACTGGTCTTTCGTAAACTTCATACACTATATGTTTCATAATGATTATATGCGAAAGTAATGCTTTAACAAAAAGATATAACTATAAAAAAATCAATGTATTTATCACTATGATAAATAGACATTGGTTTAAGTATATATTACCTTGTTATTAAGAGGTATTTTTGCTTTTGATGAAAGAGCAAGAAGTACATAGAGAAGTCGTAATCAAGCCGCAAGAAGGATTCCAAATGCAGTTTGCATCATCGTGCGTGGATGTGGTGTTCGGCGGAGGCAACCTCGGTGGAGGCAAAATGACGCTATTAACAGACTGTGTTATAACTCCTTATGGATTGAGAAAAGTAGGTGATTTAAAAGTTGGAGATGTTATTTCAGACCCAACTACGGGAGGTCCTCAATCTATTGCTCAACTACATCCGATAGAAGAACATGAGTTTTATAGATTGACTTTTGACGATGGAACTTATGTGGATTGCTCAGAGGGGCATCTTTGGAAAGTAAAGAAGAGCGGTGGTGAATGGAAGTTAAAAGAAGCTATTTCTATATTTAATGACTACCAAGATAATGCAAACAGAAAGCGGAAGTTAATGTATGGGATACCTATTACAGAAGCCATATCGTTTTCTGAATCAATGTCGCAAGATTTTGATAGGCCACTGCATCCTTATTTTGTCGGCAATATGATTGGGAATGGATGTATGTCTAATTTTTACATCAATGAGTTACATAAGGTATCTCTTACTACTCCATTTGACGAAATAGCAATCAGGCTTTCTAAATTAGGATTTGATATGTCGCATTTTGAAGAAAGAAGCGGATGCAAAACATATCATATATACAATAAAGTAGTACGTGATTCAATATCACATATAGGTCTTTCAGGAAAAACATCAATAGATAAGTTCATACCTGATTCATATAAATACGCTCCAGTTGAGGAACGTAAAGAACTAATGAGAGGTCTTATTGATTCTGATGGAAGCGTTGATGAACGTGGCAGAATTTCATACTACACAATTAGCGAAAAGCTTGCTAATGATGTAGCTTTTGTTGCAAGGTCGCTTGGGTATTGGGTATCTAAACACGTGCAAACAAACAGAAGATATAAAACATCTGATGGGGAAACCCATATTGGGAAAGATTTATATAGACTTAGAATATCATGTAAAAATCCCAAGGAAATAGTAACCGTAAAAAATAAGGCTTCAAGACTACATGACAGGGTTAGAGAAATGACTAAATCTATCAAATCAATCGAGCCAATAGGACGAAAAATTGGTAGATGTATAACCGTAAGTAACCAACATGGACTGTATGCGACTAAAGATTTCATTGTGACTCACAATTCCTTTGCTCTTGTCCTTGCTCTTGCAGAACCGTTAATGGCAGATGGGGATTTCCGTGCGGTTATTACACGTAGGTCTTTGCAGTCGCAAAAGACGGGAGGTTCATTCGTAGATACATTCAAGGCTATATTCGGTGACTATTGTTCTGTAAAGACTGCCGATAGCCCTCGCATATCATTCCCAAGTGGTGCGTATTGCGACTTGACCTATATAGATGATACTAATCTTGACAAAATGCGTGAGCAATGGAAAGGTAAACAGATTGATGCTATATGTATTGACGAAATTACCGAAATGTCTTGGGAAGCGTTCAGCTATGTCCAGACCCGTAATCGTGGACGGTCAAAGACATTTACGGGAAAGTTCTTCGCTACACTTAATCCGAAACGAAGCCATTGGACGAGAAAATTCTTGGATTGGTATATTGGCGTTGATGGTTTTATTATGCCAGATAGAAACGGGAAAGTAAGATATTTCTATGTAAACGGCTCTACCGTTGATGATGTGGTTTGGGGTGATTCCAAAGAAGAAGTTTATGCTAAGTGTAAGATAGATATTGATAGGAAACTTGCCCGTATTGGAGGTGATTTTGACTATACGAATATGATTAAGTCATTCGTATTCTATCAAGGTAAGCTATCCGAAAATAGGGCTATGCTTGAAAATAATCCTAATTACATAGGCTCTGTTGCAGCTTCGGGCGGTAAAATGGCACAAGCTATCATTGAGGGCAACTTCAATGTTGACCCTGAAGAAGACGAAAAGATACCTATCCCTTCCACTTCCGCACAAGGCGTGTTCAACAACAACCCTGCCGTAAACGGTGACAAATGGATTACCGTGGATTTGGCGGATTACGGTACGGATAATCTCGTGGCTCTAGCATGGGATGGATTTCACGCATACGACATTCTCATTCTTAGCAAGTCCACTCCGAGAGAAAACGCTATGGCAGTGAAGACATTTGCATTTGAGCATGGAACAGCCGAAAGCCATATCATTTTTGACGCGACTGCCGGAAGGTACTTCAATGATTACATTCCCGATGCAGTACCTTATATCTCGCTAAATAAACCTTTCGGGCTTTACCAACTTACCGCAATGACAGTCAAGGATATGTGCTATATCAGATTATGCAAGATGATAGAGGAAGGCAACTTGACATTTGACGATAAACTTGCTGTTCAGACTTACACCCATCAAAACTTGAAATACAAAGTGACGGTTGAGAACGAGTTTATGGAAGAATGTTCCGTTGTGCGGTTTGACGATATGCAGAGTGGGAAGAAGCGGCTTTGGAACAAGAAGAAGATGAACCAAATGTTAGGGAAAGGCAGGTCTATGGACTTGTTGGACCCATGCGCAATGAGGATGTTACCGTGCGCTAACATCGAATACGGGAATGAGATTCAAGCAGGGTATTACAATCACGAAGAAGAAACCAAACAAGCGTTCCATGCACAGACAGAAGGAAGTATTTACGATGAACATTTATGGTATTAGGTTAGGAAATGATTAGTTACAATGATATAAAGGATATTATCAATTCCCTTAAAACAGAAGGAATTGAAGCAAGATTAAGAGACGTTGCCTATTTGGTAATGTGTGATTCTTTCGTAGATAAGGATCTTGCTGCAAAGGTTGCTTACCAAGAAGATGAAAAGCCTTCAAACAAGGTGTTATCCATGCTTGCCGAGAAACTGAAACCTTTCGGCATCGGTGCTATCACTACCATATCTAAAGATGAGAACCGAGAAGCGTTGCTGAAAGAAATATCGGAGATGAAACAGATTGCTGACGATGCGAAAGCAAGTGGAGATTCAGACACTTTTATCAAAGCAAGTAAGGTCGTGTTGGATGCACGCGTGAAGCTGAACGATAAATTCAATATTGAAGAGGAAGAGGGGCAGAAGCGAATAATCGTTGTTCCGCAGAAGCACGACATTATCTGCAAATGGACTTCGAGAGAGTGTTCTGCAATGCCGAGCAAGGAAGCCTGCATGAAGTATTACAACCTAATTGATGCGGAAAAATGACACGGGAAGAGAAAAAAACATATCTATTGCGGAACGTAAATGCCTTGTTGCAGAAGAAACCGTTTTTCAGAGGAAGTGACACTTGCTCTACAAACGACTATTCCGACGGTCAGTCCGCAGCTATTACCGATACACGCACGGCAAGGCTTCCGAATGTAAAAAAGAATATCGTTTCGCAGGAAAAGTTTCTGAAAGAACTTGACCCGATGAGCCATGAGGTATTATTTGATCAAAACTTGCCGAGCATTTGCGTGAAGTTAGAAGATGGGGGATATCAGGAAATCAAGTTCCAGCGCACGGCATTAGCTTTCCAAGAACAGATACTGGCGAGCCACGTAATCTACCTTTGCGGGAATCCCTGTACATTGTCTTTAAGAGGTGGCACTCCTTCCGAGAAAGATAAAGCCAACTATTCCACAATCAAGGAGTATTGGGTAGACAGGAATATGGATGGATGGCGTACAAAGGCAGTCCGTTCGCAACTTGCAACAGGCGATGCAGGACTTCTGTTTTATTATGACTATAAAGGACGTATCAAGTGCCGCCTGATAAGTTATGAAGATGGTTACGTAATCATATCACACAATGACAACAACGGTGACAGGCTTCTTGAAAGTGTCTACTATGCCGATGCGGACGGTGTGGAATACATTGACAGTTACGATGATACCTACATGTACCGTATGCACACACCGATAGACGGTGAAGAAGCAGGCGAGGACGGTTTTGTAAGAGAACTTCCTATATTGCACGGTTTCAGCGAGATACCATTGTGTACCAAACGCGGTAATGTGGCGTGGAACAACGGCCAGAGCCTTATCGAGATTTACGAAATTATCTACAACATCTTCTTTGTCATTCAGAAACGGAACGGCTGGGGCATTCTGTATATCAAAGGCAATTTATCAGAAACGACAAAGAAACTTGCAGGGAGTATCATTTTGCAAGACAAGTCAATGGACGGTAACGGAAGTGCAGAGTTCAAAGCACCGCCCAGTCCACAAGGTATGCTTGACAGTCTGCAAGATTTGTTCGAGAAGATACAGATAAACACCTCATGCACATTTCTTTTGCCTAAAGATGTCAAGTCAAGTGGTGACATAAGCGGACTGGCTATTACGCTGACCCGTGATTTAGATTTGAAGAATGCCCAGCAAGGGGTTATCGAGTGGCAGAATTTTGCAGACAAGATGATGCGCCTGTTCAAGGAGGGATTAGCCAAAGAATTGGTGAAAAAAGGCGAGAACGTAAACGCCATTACAGAATTTGACAAACTTCGTGTCAGCTGTAAGTTCAAGATATGGCAGCCGTTCAGCGCAACTGAGTATAACAACATGCTTATCTCAATGAAACAGGCTGGTATTCTCTCCACGAAAACGGCTATCGAAAAGAACACGGAGAGCACACCCGATGAGGAGCAACGAGTGACTAAGGAAGTTAAGGAAGCAGAAGAAAAGGTGATTGCCCAACAGCAAGCCAACAAAACGAACAAGCAGGAAGGAGGTAATAATGAATAAACAAGTGATAAACATAGATGCCAACTTCATTAAAGAGATTGCCAAAATGCAAGAGCGAATTGATGAAACAGATAACGCAATTTTCAATCTATTCATGAAGATACAAGACGTTAATCGACTTGATATTATGTATGATGGTGAGAATAGAGATCTGTACCATCACATTTATATGTTCATCGAATATGTCCTGCATAAGTTTCCAAATATATACGAAGAATTCAGAGAAAACAAACAACACAAGTAATGGAGAAACAGAGCCTATACATATACAAGCTGGATACACATGGGGAAAAAGTCAAGTTTCCCAACGAAACCATGTCTGCAAAGCTGGGTGAATACACTTACACGGCACAGCGCATGGCCGGCACTCCTACGCTTACCGCCACGCTCAACTATCCGTCTTGCTTGGATGAAGAGTGGACTGGAGAGGAATTTGTGGAGTTCAGAGGTGAGAGATACTATGTCGACCAAACCCCTACATCTTCAAAGGACAACAAGAGTATTATGTATAAGCATGAACTCCAGTTCGTTTCAGAACGTATCGTATTGGAGAACGTGTATTTCATGGATGTGGTGACAACTGGAACAGATACTTATCATTCCAACTCTACTTCTGTGAAGTTCATGGGAGACATAAACGAGTTTGTAGGTCGCCTCAACGCTTCAATGGCAAAATCGGGTATCGGATATTCGGTAATCATAGATGATGATATTACTTCCGATTCCAAACTTGTTTCACTTGACAATGTGTACCTTGCAGAAGCGTTACAATCCATATATACCATATACGAACTTCCTTATTACTTTGTAGGTAAGGTTTGTCACATAGGATATACAGAGAATGTAATTTCTACTCCCTTCGAGTATAAGAAAGGGCTTGTATCAATAAAAAAGACAAACGCCAATTATAAAATTGTCAATCGCGTTACTGGTGTTGGTAGCTCTGACAACATTCCTTTCTACTATCCGAATGATGATGAAAAAGGTACTATAGAACGTACACAAAACCTTATGCCTTCCATTTACAGACAAACAAATGGAGCAGAAAGATTCTACAATGCGCTTAACGACACGTATAAGATACCCGGTACAAATGATTACTACTCTTTCAAAAATACATTTTCTTCTAAGAAGGTAAAAGAGATAAAGGTAGATTTCAGCGATATAAAGCCTACTATAGAAAATGTGACAAACGCTTCGGGGCAGTTATTTGGTGAGATTGCGGATATTGCTTTTGATGCTAATGATAGTGACGAACTCGGGACCGGAGAAGGGAATAATATATTCAATGATACAGATGAGTATGTACATTCTTATTTCTACATAAAATTACATATATATAATGGAGATTACGGCTTTAACCTGTTCGAACAGGGTTTGGAGGGTGGCACAGCTGTAATCAATATGACTACGGGTAATTGCGCTGCTTGCGAGTTTGAAATAGGAGTTACCTATAAGGACAATGAACCGGAAAGGGCATTCAACCCTGTATTGGTGGATTCTTCCGGGAACTTACCGGCAGGAGATTTTGAGCAGAAGGTTACTTCACAACCATCCCAATATGTAGAAAGCCAACAAAACACTTCTACAAATGAAGTTTGGATTGCAGTAAAAAAGGACAATACCACTTTCGGAATTGTTATGCCTAATGCCACCAATAACTATAAGCCTTCTGTCGGGGATAAATTTGTGATTACAGGCATTAAGATGCCCAAGTCCCTTGTACTCGCTGCTGAGAAGAGATTGGATGAAGCATTGATAAAGTATATGTCAGAGAATAATGACGAAAAATTCACATTCTCCGTCAATTTTTCCAGAGTATTTCTTGCAGACAATATTCAATTAGCAGAATTACTAAATGAGAATGTTCGCATGTATATAAAATACAACGAACATGAGTATCTTATGTATGTAAATTCATTTACTTGTAGAGCGGACAAAAATTGCTTATATGACATATCTGTTGAATTAACAGACAAATTATCTGCAAATGTTTCTGCATTACGAAGTACTATTACAGAAATTGCAGGCGATATCATAGGTAATACATTGGGAGGGAATAGTATTTCTACTACTGATATCTTAGCAAAAGTCTCTCGACATTTTCTCAGTAAAACACAAGATGACCGTACCCCGCACAAATTATCCTCTGACAAAGCTTTTGAAATAGGGAAATTTGTCAGTGGTAGTACAGGTGGTATCATAATGGTTGATAAGGAAACAGGTCAAACCTATGCGGAGGTTGATAAACTGAAAGTCCGCATGAAAGCCTATTTCGAATCATTGGAGATACAAAATGTAAATTCTGTAGGTGGAAAGATAGTTCTAACTCCGGGTGGTGCTGTTACGCTTATTGATGTTTGGACCAAGGGCACCATTGAACAAACGCCCATACTTTCAATGGCAGACGGGAATCCTATATTGCTTGCAGATGGCAGTGAACTCCAATTGATGGATAAAGAAACGGTAGACAATGGCGTCCCCGAAGGCGTGTACAGATGTTTCTTCCTTGCCGAGCAGGACGGTGTGGAAGTGGAGAACCGCTTCCGTGCAGGTTTCCAGGTACAGAGCAAAAACTTCAACATACAAAAACCGGGAGAATACCAACAGGTAGCGAACCATTATTATTGGCGTTTATGTGTAGGGGCAAGCAAAGAGCCTATCAATGTCGGCATATACAAATTACACTATATTGACCTCAGCATGGCGGATTGCGACACAGGCAGTGACATTCCGGCAAAGGGTGATACTGTAGCCCACCTTGGTGCACGAATCAAATGGAAAGGCATTGACAATAAGGACGTGACGGATGAAAGCAATATTGACGCACAGAATGCCATTGTTTTCTCTTCTACCGATGTGTTCAGCCCGAGTGTTACTCTGTATCACGGTATAGACTCCTACTCCTACTTGAACAAGGAGTATGTTGAGTATGGCGTAGACAAAACTAACAACAAGGCGTTTTTCCATGTATACGGTGATGCGTATATTGGGGACCGTGATGGTAACAGCTTTGTTAAGTTCACCCAAGGTGAAGGCGTGGAATTGAAAGGAAAACTGTCGGTCGGTACTACCATCGGCAATGGAGACACCATCGAAGATGCTCTCAAAAAAGCATCTGAAAAGTACATTGAGGATTTAGACCCTCTGAAAGAGTACATCAAGCAGGAAATAGATAATATCCAGAATCAGGTTGACGGTGCGATAGAAACATGGTTTTACGACCCGGTACCCACCCTTGAAAATCTTCCCGCATCCGATTGGGATACAGATGAGAAGAAGAACAATCATTTGGGAGACCTCTATTACAGCAAGGAGGGGAAAGCATACCGGTTCCAATATGAACAAGAAAAGGGATGGTATTGGAATGCCATTACCGATACGGATATTGTCAAGGCTTTGGAAAACGCTCAAAAAGCACAGGATACCGCAGATGGGAAAAGACGCATCTTTGTGAGACAACCGCAGAATTCGGACGCATACGACATAGGTGATATGTGGGTAAATGCGACCTATGGTAGCACTTACAAGGACGATATGCTCAGAGCGAACACTTCAAAAAAGGCAGGGGAAGCATTTAGTATCTCACATTGGGAGCTTGCATCAAAATACACTGATGACACTTTGGCGCAAGAAGCAAAGAAAATAGCCGAAGAAACGAAGAAAGCGGCTGAAAAGCTGGACAGTACTGTAAGTTCAATGAAGGACTTTACCGATGAAGCATTCAATGATGGTATCGTAGACAGAGGGGAAGCGGCTGCGATTAAGAAATACCTGAATAATATTGATTCCATCAAAAACGATGTAACAGAATCCTATAATAAGATTATAGAGAATGAGCTTCTTGATGAAGGCGTGGTAAAGACGGAGTTGGAAACTGCGTACCGCTTGTTCAATAACTCGGCACAGGAGCTTATAAACACCATTAACGGTGTGATTCAGGACGGTAAGACCACAGCGACCGAAGTGGCTATGGTGGATGGCAAGTATTCAGCGTTCAACTTGAAGTACGGTGATTTTATTGCCAATGTCAATGCCGCGAACAATTATATACAGGGCAAGCTTAACGAATCCATCAAGGAAATATCGAAGAATATAGGAGATATATCCTATCTGACGAAAGCACTTAAGGAATATACCAATATTGAGGGTGGTCTTATTCAATCCTCATTGTTAGCTTTAGGATACACCTCGGAAAGCGGTTTCAAGATAATGAGCGGCACGAACGGTGTATACCAATCCGACAAGCGCGGCGGAGGTATTGCTTCCTGGTGGGGAGGTTCCATGCTGGACAAATTCGATTATCCGGAAAGCAGCGTGCCGGAAAACGTTGCCAAAGGTCTTGTGCGCTTTGACGGTACGGGTTACTTTGCCAACGGTGCACTTTGGTGGGAAGAAGATGGTACACTCCATGCAGACCCGTTGTCATTCTTTGTCGGTGAGGAAACGGTCGGTGTATTACTGTCGGCATTTAAGTTCTTGCGCTCGGCAGAATTCAAATATATATTGGAACCTCAATATCCGTTCACTCATATAAAAGCCATCAATTCTGTCCAAATCGGTAATGCCATGCTGAAATATGACGCAGCCAATAATGCCGTATATGTAGAGAAAGATGATGGGTCTATGGTTAATTTCTACGCTACGGGTGACCTTGCTGCGTTCGGTTCGACAACCGGTGGTGGAAGTGGTGCTACCTCATTGGGCATGCTGGACGATGTAGACCTGGTTACTCCTCTATCGGAAGGACAGGTATTGACCTACGACTCGGTTAAAAGCAAGTGGACGAATAAAAAAGGCGGTGGCGGTTTGGATATAGATGCCATGTGGGATGAGCTTGCCAAGTCTGACACGTCCAAGAGAATCCATTTTTCCCACATACCGGACTTGGGCAGTGTATATGCCAAACAGGTAAAGCTGGGCACGACTCCTTATAATGTATCCAATGGGGTGATATCTCTTCCTGCGTACCCGACCGCTCTGAGAAGTCCTAATGCGCTTACCATAAGTCTTAACGGGAAATCACAAGGGGGTTATGACGGAAGTTCGGCTAAGAGTATCAACATAACACCTTCGAGCATCGGTGCGGCACTATCATCCGACTTATCCAAGTATGTATTGAAGTCGGGTGATACGATGACAGGCAATCTGACAGTTAATGGCAAGATTGATTCCGGTTCTTCGGTTGTATCTAATATGGCAGACAGTTGGCAATTACAATGGCCGATATACTTCAACCCGGGCAATGCCGTATTTATGGCGAGTCAGCTATCTTGGATGAGAACTGACTACTGTAGGCCGATCCTTGGCTGGAAGGATGCACTCACCAGTGGTTGGATAACGAACTATACTATCGGTACGTATCGACCTGGCGACACATGGGGAACCATGCTGATAGCAGTGTCGAATGATGATGGAGGGAACAGCCCGGGGATTAGGTTGGAACTCGAGGCGTCTAATAACAGGGCGGTTGTTCAGGGTTCGTTCCTTACAAGCGGTGAGATTACCGCTTATTCGGACGTTCGCTTAAAATCAAGTATAAAACCGCTACGGAACAGAGGGTTCATCACCCCTGTCAGCTATATCAAGGATGGAAAGGAAAGTATAGGGTTTATCGCACAGGACATGATAGAATTGTATCCTGAGCTGGTATCTAGAGGCAGCTCGAAAGAACACTACCTGTCCGTGAACTATGCCCAATATACGGCAGTATTGCAGGCTCAGATAATTGAGCTGCACAAAGAGATTGATGATTTGAAACGTAAATTTATAAATTAAAAAACTATGGTTACATTATTGATTGTTTCGATTACTCTGTTTGTATCCTATATCGGATATACAGTCGGGATGTATGGCATCCCTGCAAGTATCAGTGACACATACTATCGGC